GTATTAGAGAATATAAACCACAAGTAGACCCGGCTGAAGAGCAAATGAAAAAACTTCAAATGGAAAACTTGATGCTTGAAAATGAAAGTCTTAAAGCCTTGGTTAAAGATAGAAATGCTAGAGCTGGTGAAAACTTGATTGATGCTGACCTTAAGCGTGCTAAAGCAGCAGTTGAAAATGCTAAAGTTAGGCGTATGAATAGTGACGCAGACATGGCAGATTTACAATTCGTTAAAGAAGATGAAGGCTATGCACACTTAGAACGTGTGGAGCTTGAAGATATTAGAGCTGCTATAAAAGCTAAAGAAGAAGCCACTAAGCACCTATACAATTTAGAACAGATGCTTGCCCAAGCGAAAACTGGTGATAAAAACATTGGAGTAATACAGTAATGAGTGTAAGTGAGATATTTGGTGACGGTAGAACTATAACAAGTAATAGTATGCTGAATAATACTAATACTAGAAAAGCAGCAAAGCTGGATGACATGGAACGTTCACAGAAACAGGAGTTTGTAGCTAGAGAGGCTTTTAGTGCTGGTGAAGGCAGTGGTTATGATAAAGGTTCTAATGACACGCTAGCACAGTTGATGGCTGCAAGTGAGCAGTACCAGCCTATAATGGAAGGCTCTCCTGAGGATATTCAGATGCAGCAGGATACTAATCGTGGTCTTAACTACGGTTTACTTGACGAGATAAACCAACGTATTCCTTCTTCATCAAGCCAGCAGCAACAACCTCAATATTCTGAAGAAGGTGCAGTATTGGAGAATGAGCTTATAGAGGATGCACAACAAAGTGCATTCATGAAAGCACAGGATATGGGCGATACTTCTGAAGAAAACATGAACACACTACTTATCCAAGAATTAAATACTAGAGGAATACAATAATGGAAGGTTTAGCATCAAGTATGGCACAACCGCAACAAGCTCCTGGAGCAGGTGGTGGTCAAATGCCAACAGTAGAAGAATTAGTTGCCTTGCTTATGGAAGGTATTCCACCAGAAGAATTAGAGAAGATGGGTGTTCCACCTGAAATGATTATGGAAGCTATTTCTATTCTTGAACAGCAAATGGCAGCACAACAACAAGCACCTGCTCAACCACAACAGTCTCAAGGTGGTGGATTAGCCCAACAGTTAGTAGGTTAATAACTATGGCAGACGGACTAGCACATTACTACGCAGGTGGTGAGGGACAGAATACTTCTCACTACTACGGCGGAACAGTAGATAAACCTAAAAGTATTAAGCATAAGTGTACTAAAAATTGCTCTAAGCCTTGTAAAAAGCGGAAATAATTGTAATACACTGTAAAGCAGGTATATAATAAGTACATACGGTAACTAATACATTTTGTACGTTACTAAAAACTAACAGGACAAAGGATTCAAATAATGAATAACCTTGAAAACGAAAATGAAGAACAAATTCAATCTATAGAAAATGATTACTGGGCAGGTCTTAATAAAGACTTGGTAGAGCTAGAACAAGACCCTAGGTTTCAACGACTAGTTCTTGGTGCCTACTTTAAAGATTTAGCGATAAATCAAACAAGTATGCTAGCATCTGACAGCACAATTGCTGAAGGTAAACGAGGAATGCTAATAGAAACATTAGTAGCCATATCTCGCTTACAGGACTTCTTTATCACTGTTAAAAATCTTGGTGCAACTGCTCCAGATTATGAATCAGAAGAATAAGGGGAACTCAGATGGATGATAACGAATTATGGGATATGTCTGACGAAGACCTAGAAGCCGCTTATAAAGAAGCTGTTGCTAGTGCAAACTCACCCGATACCGACATTGAAGAAGCAGGACCAGCTGCTGAAATAGAAGAATTTGTAGAATCAGAAAGTCCTGACGAAAACACTGAGGATACTGATGAAACAGTAGAATTGGACAATGAATTAGAAGAAGATGGTGCAGAACAAACCGAAGGTGAAATTGAGGCCTCTGACCATGATGCTAGCGAAGAAGATGAAACTGAAGAAGTAGATAAAGACAACACTACTGAAGCTGATGAAAGTGACACCGACGGGAACACTGAAACAGCCAAAGAAGAAAGTTCTGAAGAGACTGATGAAGTTGAAGATGAAACGCAACCAGTACGTTCATACGCTTTCAAAGCAAATGGGAAAGATTATGAATTTTCTAGTGAAGAGATAGTAGACCAGTTTCCTAAGATATTTGGGAAAGCTATGGATTACACCAAAAAGATGCAAGCCATCAAACCTTGGCGTAAAACTATAGACGCAATGGAAGACGCTAAACTCAATCACGCTGATGTCAGTCTTATGATTGACGTACTGAAGGGTGACAAAGACGCTATAACTGAAGTATTAAAACGAACAGGTACTGATACCCTCGAATTAGATACAGAAGCGGATAGTGGCTATGAAGCTAAGGATTATGGTCGAGACGAAAGTGCTTTGGCTATTTCAGATGTAGTAGATGAAATAAGCAAAGATGCTGAGTATACGACAACTCATAATATTTTATCTAAAGAATGGGATGAGAAGTCATGGAATACTATGACTGAAGACCCTAACATGATTAGGTTACTGCACGAAGACGTGAAAAGTGGGATGTATGGAACACTGCAACCTATGGCTGAAAAGCTAAAAGTTTTTGATGGCGGTACCAAAGCAGATTTAGAGTATTATAAGTTAGCTGCCCAGCAACACTTTAGTAAAGAAGCTGATACAAAAGCATTTAAAGTTAAACAGGATGCTGCTAAGGCAACAAAGTTAGAGCAAAAAGCTATCCAGGATGCTTCCGATATGGAAGAAACTAGAAAGTCTAATGCTAAAGCTGAGTCAAGTAAGCGTGCTGTAGCAAAAAAAGCTTCAGCTAAACGTAAAGCAGCTGCGCCGACAAAAAGTGCAACAGCTAACAGTGGTGTTACTGACTACCTAGACGAATCAGATGAAAATTTTGATGAGTGGTATAAGAACCTACAAAACTCAATGTAAAAACTTTCGGGTAGTTTACTGCCCAATACTAAAACTAAATAGGAAATAATATGTCTTCTAACCAATATAATGCCGGTACCGATTCCACTCAAGGTGCCAATACTGTAATCCATTTTTATGACCGTGCAGGTGTTAAAGCTGCCAACCGTGTAAACTTGTATGGCCAGTTCGCAGATAAAAAGCAAATGCCTAAGAAAATGGGTAAGACTTTTAAAATCTCTAAGTTCTTGCACTTATATGACCGTGCTTTAGACGCTAGTGAATTTGATGCTAAAGGTTACTTAAGCGCACGTTCTATCACAGCGATTACTACTGACTTAGAAACAAACTCAGGTTTAGCTGAAGGTGCTGGTGCAGTTAACAAAGTTGTTTTGAAAAAAGTAACTATGGAAACAAGCTTAGCACGTTATGGCGAAATGCTTGATTACACTGACGAAGTTGAACTCTTCTCTGAAGATGCTATGCAAGTGCGTTATCGTGAAGAACTTGGTGAGTTAGCAAACTCTCGTCAAGAAGATTTACTACAGCGTGATATGTTAGCTACTCCTACAGTAATGTACGGCGGAACTGCAACAAGCATGGCAGAAATTGATGAAGATTCGCAAATCTCTTATGATTTAATGCGTAAATCAGTTCGTAAATTAGTACGTAACCGTGCTAAGAAAAACACTATGTTAGTATCTGGTGATGTGAAGATTGATACACGTACTGTAGCTAAAGCATACTACGCAATTATCGGCGCAAATGTTAAAGGTGATTTAGAAACAATCACTCGTGGTACAGGCTCTAACGAAGAGTTCGCATATGTTGCAGCCCACAAATACGCTTCAGCAGCTACGTTAGCTGATGGCGAAGTTGGTGCTATGCATGAAGTACGCTTCATCGAGTCTGAGTCAGCTGTTGTTTATGATAATGTTGGTGCAGCTGTTACTGCAGCTTCTGTGTTAGCTAACCCTAACCTATCTTACACAGGTACAGTAGATGTAGACGGTAAATACGATGCATTCCCTATCCTTTTCCCTACTGAAGGCTCTTTTGCTACAGTTGGTCTTAAAGGTCAAGGTAAAATCAAGTTTAACTCTAAGTCACCAGCTAAAGTTGAAAACAGTAATCCTTACGGAACTACTGGTTTCTTCTCATATAACTTCTTCTACGCAGGTATCATCTTGCAAGAAGATAAGTTACTGAAAGTATTAGTATCTGCTACTGCTTAATAGTAACCTGGTAATATGAATGCAGCCTCTCTTCGGAGGGGCTTTTTACGTAGTACCTTTACATTAAACACACAGTTTAATATAATTGAAAATTATAAATTAATCTAAAAACCCTCTTAGGAATTAGAACCATGTCAGACATCGAAGAACTAAAAAGTGAAGCAGCATCATTAGGTATTAAGCACAACGCACAGATAGGTGCAGATAAGTTACAAGACAAGATTGATGCCTACTATGAATCTCAAGAAACATCTGGTCCAGCAGTAGCTGCAGCAGTAGTTGAGAAAGAAAAAGAAAAACCTGTTTCAGAAAAACAGTGGGTTACTGGTGGTAGTACACCTCACAAAAACACTAAACGTGTAGAACGTGAAAAGAATGCCAAGAAAACACGAGTTGTTATCATTGTAGATAACGACCAACGACAAAATAACCATACCTCTACGTGTACAGTTAATTGCTCTAATGAATTCTTTGACTTAGGTACTTGTGTATTACCTCTGAATGAAAAAATTGAAGTTGCCCAAGGTCACATTAACGTTTTAAAAGAAGTTATGATTCCGCTGCATACACATAACACTAAAACTGGGTTATCAGCTACAAAGCTTCGTTCTAGATTTAACATAAGTTACGAAGATAACCACTAATGGTTATGTAAAACAGTATACAGAGGGTGTAAAAACCCTCTTAAATTTTATTTAAGGACTCAACATGAGCTGCGACATCACTAAGTTCGTTATATCAAAGGGTTCTGATAACACCTTTTACATTCGTAATCAAACAAGATAACTCAACATTACCCCTGACTATTGAAGTAAGTGATACTTTCACTGCCAACCTTATCAACTTAGAAACTGGTGCTGTCTACCCACAAGTATTAGATAAAGCACTACTTATTGAAGATGCCCCTAATGGTAAGGTGCAACTACTTGTGCCTAAAACAGACGGAGTAGCTTTAGTTGTGTCAAAAGGTTCAAAAGTAGATAGATACTACATGCGTCCAACATATAAACTTATAATAGACTGCGTAACTGTCAACAACGGTAACTTTATTGCCAAGGTAGCTGAAGTATATGTCGATTAAAACAACACCAACAACTGAAGTAACTCTAGAAAACACAGAAGTTATAGTAACACCCAGTACTGAAATAGCTTCTGGTGGTGTAACTCCTATTGAAGTTGACGCGTTACGAGAAGTGTTCACAACAAGAAAAGAGTACTCTATAGTTGGTGATGCTTTTTACGCAGGTATAAACTCAGATGTTGCACCTGTATGGTTAATAGAACTGATTGAGGCTTCTGTTGATAC